ATAGATGATCGATCATTAATTCCCGCTCAATTAACGAACAGACCGTTCTGGCCTGCGCGCGGGTACACATAATGAAAATTGAAACCTCTCAGCTCAAACAGCTGATTATCACCGGGCTGGAAAATCTGGATCCGGTAAAAGTAGTGACTGAAAACTTTGAGCCTGGTCGCGGCACTATCACCATCAGCTGTTTCGGCAAAGCGTGGACAGCTGGCTGGCCTGCCATGAGCGGGCAAACTGTCGAGCAATTCTTTTCCAGCGCCAGCGCTGACTATCTGGCTGACTGTTTATGTCGCGGTATCCCGAAACACAGGTATGCAGAAGGCGATCATGCAGACTTCATCCGCAAAACGGTGCTGGGGAAACGCCACACCAGAGAGATCGACGCTGACCAGGCGCGCGAAAGTTTCGACCGTGCTGATGGCATGTCGATGAATGATGTGCTGGCTGACTGGAATTACGAAACATTATGGATGCCGTTATTTGGTGATATTTACGACGCGGCGAACGCTGACTGGCCGACGGAGCTAAATCCTGATTACACATATCTTTGTCGCATCGTTGAAGCAGTAAAAAATGCTTTCATCACGATTTCTTGACAGCTTGATATCGAAGTTAACCATGATCAGAATCCAGTAGGGGAAATCGTCGCTTGGTCCGGCACTAACCACAACATGGGAATCACCCGGGATATTGATTTCCGATTCCTCCGGTTCGATGTGAAACCCGGCACGAAGCTTTACGCAGTTGCACCAGCGCCAGCAGCAAAAAGCGATTTACTCACGCGCGCCGAGGCTCTGGCCGTCGAGACCCGCGCACTAGCCAGCAGAATTCAAGCGGGGGAATAATGCCAGATTTAGATATTGCCGATCTGCGCAGGCGATTACGCGTCCGGGATAACGTGAATCGGTTCGACGGCGAAAACGGCATACCACACGGCCATGCAGCCAACCGGTTGCTGATTGGCTGCGAGCTGGACCCGCATTACGGCATGACCTGCAAACTGTCTCTCGGCTACGGCCAGAGAACTCCGTCAATCACACTCGACATCAACCC